ATTGACATTCCAGAAGTTAACTTGGAACTTCAGTCTGAGCCAATCGTTGCTAAGACAAGAAAACTAAAAGCTGTTTGGACTCCTGAGTTTGCTCAAGATCTTAACGCTTACCACTCAATCGATGCTGAAGCAGAATTGACTTCAATGTTGTCTGAGTATGTATCAATGGAAATTGATTTAGAGATTCTTGATATGTTGATTTCTTCTGCACCAACTACTGAGTATTGGTCAGCAGTAAACAATGAGTTCTGGAACGGTACATCATTTGACGCTGCAGCTGCAGTTGGCAATGGTGGGTTCTATAACACTCAAGGCGGATGGTTCCAAACTCTTGGTACTAAACTGCAAAAAGTTTCAAATAAAATTCATCAAAAAACATTGCGTGGTGGTGCTAACTTCTTAGTAACATCTCCAGCAGTGGCAACTATCCTAGAATCTATTCCTGGATTTGCTGCAGACACAGATGGAAATAAAATGGAATTTGCAGCTGGTGTACAAAAGATTGGTGCAATCAATAACCGTTACACAGTTTACAAAAACCCATACATGAAAGAGAATGTAATCCTAATGGGATTCAGAGGAGCACAATTCCTTGAGACTGGAGCAGTTTTCTCTCCATACGTACCTCTTATCATGACTCCATTGGTATACGATCCGGTAAACTTCACTCCACGTAAAGGTGTTATGACACGTTACGCGAAGAAAGTAGTTCGTCCAGAATTCTACGGAAAAGTATATGTCAAAGGATTAGAGACTCTTTAGTATTTAAATAGTTAAACACTTTTTGATTTAAAGAATTAATAATTGAGTTTAAAGGGGGTGGCTTCGGTCATCCCCTTTTTTACTGTTTTTGATATTTATATAAAAAAGAAATAATATGGCAGTTCCAAGAATAAAATACGAAATGTTTGCTGATATTCGATATGAAGGTAGACTAGTAGATGTATTAGACCGTATACGAGCTATACGTTTAGTTTTAATGGTACATATAGAAAAAGACTTAGGACCAAAAAAAGAATTAATTAAAATTAAAATTCTAAGTCCATATCCTCCAAAACAAACATTTGACGCAATTCGACAAATTTGTTTAGGCAAGATAGAAACATTAACAGATCTATCTTACAGACAATCAACACTCACAAAATTAAGTTAATAAAGGTTATAAAAATGCCAACATCAAATCGGGTCAAAACCCCTCCAAAAAATAGTATTAAATTTTCTATAACATTATCAGAAGAACAGAAAGTTGCAAAGTCAAAAATATTAGAAACTCCATTTAATTTTATATTAGGTAAAGCTGGTAGTGGTAAAACATTATTAGCAGTACAAGTAGCGCTAGACAAATATTTTAAACGCGAAATAGATAAAATTATAATTACTCGGCCAACAGTGTCAACAGAAGATAACGGATTTTTACCAGGTTCATTAGAAGAAAAAATGAGCGAATGGCTAGTTCCAATCAGAAGTAATATGCGAAAGGTATATAATAAACCAGAGCTATTAGAAAAAATGGAAAAAGAAGAAAATATTGAATTAGTTTCTTTAGCACACTTTAGAGGACGTACTTTTGATAATTCCATATGTATTGTAGATGAGTTTCAAAATTTAACTAAACAACAACTACAAATGGTATTGAGTAGATTAGGAAAAGGATCTACTATGATATTATGCGGAGATCGATATCAAATTGATTTAAAATTTAAAAATGATTCAGCAATACATGATGTTCCAAAAATCAAAGAATCTCGCTATGTAAATGAAACTATTTTAACAGATAATCATCGTCATGAATCTTTAGAAGAGATTTTGAACCTTCTAAATGAAAAGTATTGATATTTATTATAAAGGATATTAATGGACTACTCAGAAAATAAACCAATATGGCCCGGAAGCTCTTCATTTAGCCCCGGAAAAACTCCATTTGGTTTCTTTGATACTGATACATCATTCCAAGCGGAAGCTGACAGCTTTGCACAATTTGCTGCAAATAACGTTGGATATCCGATTATGGATGTTGAATTAATAGATATAAATTTCTATACAGCTTTTGAAGCTGCTGTTATTGAATATTCTAATCAAGTAAATCAAATTAATATTGTTAATAATTTAATAAATACATTAGGTGTTGAAACCGGATCTGATTTTTTAACTAATGACGGATTCACCGGAGCATTAGTAGGAGGTAATTTAAGCTACATAACCAGACTATCAAAAGCATATGGAACAGAAGCAGATTCAGGTGGTGATGTGCGTTGGTATAGTGCATCAATTGATGTTGTCGACGGCAAACAAACATATAGTATTAGAGATGCCGTATCTGCATCATTGGGAGTAGATATAACAGATAATAACGGCGTTGAGATACGTAGAGTACTTCATGCACCACCTCCTGCAATTGTTAGATACTTTGATCCATTTGTAGGAACAGGTATGGGTTCACAAAACATGATGGATGCATTTGACTTTGGTGGATTTTCTCCTAGTGTAAACTTTATGATGATGCCATTACATATGGATTTGTTCCGTATACAAGGTATTGAGTTTAATGATCGTATACGTAAATCAGCATTTTCTTTTGAGATTCATGGAGATGACATTAAATTATATCCAGTACCTGGTACTCAGGGAACAATATCTACTCCATTTTATGATAAGGTTTGGTTTGAATTTATATATGAAAAAGATAAAACTAATAGCGGTGTGTTATTTGGGAATAGCGCACTTCTAAACGGAGTAGTGTCAGACGCATCTAATATACCATATTCATATCAAAAATACGCTAACATTAATGATATGGGCCGTAGTTGGATATATAGATATGCATCTGCCATTGTGAAAGAGACATTGGGATATGTACGTAATAAATATTCGTCAGTTCCAATACCAAATGGAGAAGTAACCTTAAATGGTAGTGATTTAGTGACACAAGGACAGTCTGAAAAAGAAGCATTGATAACACAACTTAGAGAATTTTTAGACAAGTTAACTAAAGAACAGATGTTAACAAGGCAAAACACAGAAGCAACACAACAAATGGAAATATTAGGAAAAGTTCCATTAAAAATATATGTAGGATAGGAGGTAGATTATGGCATTGTTTGGAGGTCAGAGGGATGCTAAATTTTTAGCTTCAATTAATTCAGAACTAATAAACGCTGTCATTGATACAGAAATTGAATTTTATAAACTTGTTGTTGAGTCATCGAATTCGAATTTATACGGTGAGTCTGAATCTAAATCATATTATGACTCTATATTGATTCCATGTCTAATTACTAAAGACGATAAAAATTCTAGTATGGATGATTATGGACATACATATACTCGTACTTCTAAATTTGCTATCGCTCGAGACATTCTAGTAAAAGCAGACTTTTATCCAGAAGTGGGTGATATTGTTTTTTGGGATAATGAATATTTTGAATTAGACAACGTAGATTCTAATCAATATTTTGTAGGTAAAAATCCTGAAACATGGCCTAATGGAACAGATCATGGATATAGTGTGTCAGTAGTTGTTGATGCACATGCAACTAGACAAACGCCGCAAGGTATTTTAGATATGCGTTTTGGTGGTAATAATAATTCACCTGCATATAAAGGAGATTAATGCCAAAGTATAATAGAAAAAATATCGATCGAAAAACAAATAAACCAAATCCCGATAGAACAGAGGGATTAGGAGCCGATCCAATCTTAAATAGATCGGAACAGACACGCCGTGATGATGATGTAATTCGAAGTGCTTCTCGTACTATATATGATATTGATTATGCTATAAAATGGTATATTGAAAATGAAATTGAACCTCAAATTACAGCAAATAAAAATTTAATATCAGTTCCTACTATTTTTGCTAATGGTGAAAAGTGGGATAATGTTCGTAGACTAGGATATATACGAGACGAAAAAGGAATGTTACAATCTCCTTTATTAATGCTTAAACGAAATTCAATGTCAGAACGTGACAACAGAAAAGGTTTAGATGTTAATAGAAAGTTAACTGATAATCGTTTAATTTATCGATCTAAATATAATAGTAGAAATAGATATGAAGATGAACTATTTCCTATACCAACAAATCCTAAACAGAAATCTCAAAAAGTATATGTAGTAGACGTTCCTAAATATGTTACTATTGAATATGACTTGATGCTCTGGTGTGATTTTACTACACAAATGAATGAATTGGTAGATCAAATATTACCATATGGTAGATTTGCATGGGGAAATGAACAAAATCGTTATGAAACTATAATTGGAAATGTAAGTTTTGAAACGGTTAATACGGTAGGAGAAGATCGATTAGTTAGAGCCACAATACCATTAACAGTACACGGAACATTATTATCAGAACACGAAACTAAAATATCTACACTGCAAAAAATGTATTCAGTAAAAAAATTAGTATTTCAAACAGTTGTCGATGTTGATAGTAATATATTTGAAACAACAAAAATTCCTACTCAATTATTAAATTCATCGCAAACTATTGTAGGAGGCGGAACTGTAATTGTTAACGGTGCTGGAGGTAGTCGTACGACAATCGATGGTAATGTATTAACATATTTAACTACATTGACAGATAAAACTGCAACATATGTATCTGCTACTACGGTAACAGTAAACGCAAAACCAGCAATCAATCCAACCAATCTACAATTTGCAAATGTAAATGAGTTTGACATATATGTTAATGGACAATATATCGATAGTAGTGGGTACACATGGACGCCAAATGATGCTACAATTCAAACAATAGTATTTGATACTAATGTATTGGGTTATGATATTATAGATACCGATGCAATTATTATTAATGGGAGATGGCAATAATGGCTAGACAGATTAGACCAGGGCAAATACAAACGGGGTCTTTATATAATATATCCTCATCATTTGCAATAACCGCCTCCCATGCATTAAATACAACATCACCTTTTCCGTTTATCGGAGATGCTAAAATAACCGGCTCATTAGATATTAATGGAACAGGCGGAGATATATTTCTTATTAAATCATCCAGCGTTGAAGTATTAACAGTTAAAGAATCAGGAGCTGTTACAGTTACTAATGATGCACCAACAATGTTTTTAATTAGAGACACATCATTTGCTCCCATATTAGCAGTATCAGAAAGTGGTGTAGTTATATTTGCAACTCAATCACAAGAACTAACAACGACAGCACCAATTGGTGCAATATATTTTACATCATCTAGTTTATTTGTAGGACTAGATTAATTTAAGTACGTATATATTTATATAAAAAGAAATAGGAAATACAAATGGCAAATTGGAAAAAGGTAATAGTATCAGGATCAGCTGCCGATCTAGCATCATTATCATTAGATACAGCCTTACCTGTAGAATCAGGTGGAACTGGCGCAACATCTTTAACAGATGGCGGAATACTATTAGGTAGTGGAACTGGTGCTATAACAGCAACGGGAGTATTAACAAATGGTCAATTACTAATTGGAGACGGAACTGGAGATCCTACTGTATCAACAATTACAGCAGGATCAGGTATTTCTGTTACAAATGGAGCTGGATCTATTACTATTGCAGCAGATGGCTTAGGAGCTGGAACGGTAACTAATGTAGCAACTGCCGGGACAGTAAATGGTTTAACATTAACTGGTGGGCCTATTACAACAACAGGTACTATAACATTAGGCGGCACATTAGCAAACGTAGCCAATTCAGCTTTATCGAATAGCACAATTAGCGGAAAGGCGTTGGGAACCGATCTAGATGATCTTACTATAGGAGCTGGTTTAGCATCATCTGCGGCATATAACGGAGGAACAGCCCGAACAGCAGCAGTTGGAGCAGGTACTCACATCACAGTTAACACTAATGATGTTGCCGTTAACACCACTACATTAATCTCTGCCATTTCAGGATCTATCATAGATACAATTGCTGGAGATGTAAACGTTGACACTAATGGTGTTTCAACCATTCAATCAACTGCCGTAGAAGGTAGTATGTTAAACACCAATGTTGCCGATACATCTACAATTGAAGTATCTAGTAACACGTTATCTGTGCTTAAAGTACCTAATGCGTTAACTGTCGACAATGCTACGATACAATTAAATAGTGGAACTACTTTTGATGGATCTGGTGCTAGAACAATTAGTGTAAAAGACGGCGGAATTGATGCCGATGCATTAGCCGCAAGTGTTGCAGGAACAGGATTAAGTGGTGGTGCTGGTTCAGCATTATCTGTCGATTACGGTTCTAGTGCAGGCAATGCAGTACAAGGTAACACGACAATAACAGTAAATGTTGCATCTGGTGAATTAACAAGAGACGTAGGATCAGCAGCACAAGCATTAGGAGGAG